TTTTGCGACTCTTTAGAACCCAATAAACACTGGTCCAAACGGTTGCATTTTGGGGAAGAATATCCCACGGAAAACCCCACCTACGGCGTCCTGCCGAACGACAAACCACCAACACGCCACTGATGCAGCAGTACTAACGGAAGTAGCCTACAGGCCTTGTATTTCAACGGTATGCATTGACGACTGTCTAAAACCCTAACCCGATGTAAGCGCCTTTCGGGCCAATGAAACCGAGCAAGGCTGAGGTAGTTTTAGACAGCGTTTTCAACCCTTCTCCGGTGTCCTGCCGAGCTAACCCCTCCAAAATTTTACTACTCGTCACCCGCCACTCGCTCAATCGGCGCGCCTCGATTACTGTATATAAAAACAGTATAGATAAGGCCTAACCGTGGATCCGAACGAAATCGATGACACCAGCGACTGGCTCGACTGCCCGACGCCGCTCGAGACTTGCAGGCACCAGCTCCGAATGTATGAAAACGAGTTTGAAGAACTCACGCTTCAGTTGGCCAGAGCTCGTGAGAACGTCCGGGGCTTGGTGCAGATGAATGACGAGTTGTCCGCCAGCAAAGCCCAATTGGTTGCGGAGTTGGAAAAATGCGCCGCCAACGCGGCCCGTCTCGAGGCGGAAAACACAGAGCTATCCAGTCAGGTTCGCAGCCTCCTGCTGGTGTCTGACCAGAGGGATCACCTGTTTAGAGAAAACCAGCGACTGCTCAAGGAGAATAGGGAGCGGCAATAGCTTTGCCATACGCCTGGTACACCGCCGGCGCGACGGCCATAAAGACCAGCAGCCTAACGACCCGTCCGTTCATGCCAGCACCTTCAGCGCAACAGCGTAGAACGCTTGGCGCTCGGCCAAACCATTGGTTCCGCCGTTGATGCGCTTGGTGATGAGGATGAAGTCACCGGCATCGGCTGGCACGTTCAGGCTCCGCGAGTTCCAGAACCACGCCGCCGACTTGCATGCCCACTCGGCCTGCTCGAGCAGTTCGGGCGTACGCAGCAGTCGGTCATCGCCGAACAGAGCCTGGCTGCAGGCCAAGTAGTTGTCGTGTCCAGTGATCTGGATCAGACCACGCCCGCGGTACTTTTGCCCATCACCGTCAGCCTCGGGTGTATTGCCCAACCGCTTGGCCAGCGTACCGGTGTCGTACTTGCTCAGGTACTGGTCGCCTCCCAGTTCCTTCACGTACTGGAACTGGCCCGACTCATGACCCACCTGGGCGATGAAGGCCGCCATCCTCAGCCGAGTGTTGATCTGGAACCGATCCATGGCTAGATTCAGCGCAGACGTAAAAACGCCCGCTTGGCTGCGGGCGTTCGGGAGGATCTGCAGCAGTTGCTGCGCGGTGATGGGCATGAGTTTCTCCGTTACGCAGCATCCGCCGCATTAGCTTCTGGGTCAGCGACAATCACGGGGATTGCCGGCATCACAGGCCACACTGGAGCAGCTGGCCAAGTCGGCTGTTTCGTGACCTTGCCCAGGGCGAACTTGTAGGTTTTCCACGCCGCAATGCTGACCATCAGCGCCGCCTGCTCGGCTTCGTCCTCTTCCGTGGCATCACCGGAATCAATGCCGTAACCGATCGTGTTGATGCGGTCCTGAATGCGCGCAATCTGGGTGACTACCTGGGCATTGCGCGCGGCAAGCTCGGCTTTCATTGCGGCCAGGTGATCGGCAATTGCCGCAGCATCTTTCATGGCCTTGGTGACCAATTGAGTCCAGTCAATAGCGCCAGGGCCAATAAGCTCGGGCAGCGGAGGCAGCTCCGGATAGTTACCAGCCTCATCGGGCATCGGCAAAGGCAAGGCGACTCGGCCATCTGAGATATCAACGAGCGGTACCGGAAACGCTTGCTCTTGGCTGTAATTGATTGGATTGGGGAGCAGCAGCGTCAGGGATAATTTATCATCGCCTTTAGTAATATCACCGGCAAAGAACTCATCGCTTATCGCCGCCCTTGGCAAAGTGTCGCCATTGCCCATTCTCGAAAAGTCATATGCATGGCCATTTACAATCAGCACATCGCCCGATATTTCAGCGAAAAGGAAGTCTTCCCGGCGCTGCGGGCTCAGGGTAATTTTCATCAGAACCACCTGCCAATGGCGAACACGTCAAAGTTAAGGACCGCCTGGTCGCCGGCGAGAAAAGCCGCAACGCTCAGAGCGCCAACCGTGGCCTGGGTGTTAGTCCGGGCATACGCGCTAATAGAGTTGATTACTCGCGATACGCCAAGCGTCCCGATAGCATTGACCCCGACGAACTCAATTGCCGCAAAGGATTGCGGATATGTCCACGTAAACCCGATGTTCGAGGTATTGTTGAAAGATAGCGGTTGGTTGAGAAGTGCGCAGTACATGGTCCCGTCAGCGAACTTCACATATGAGCCGTTAGCGTTCGATCCGCGTTCGATAATTGACCCCGTAGGAACCCCGGAACTTTGCGATACCGTTCCCAAGATGGTGGATCGATCATAGGCAAACGCCACTGGTTTACCATTTGACCGCATGTAGTCCAGGCAAAGCCAGTTGCCCGATCCAAGACTGACGAACTCGGCTGAATCATTTGCGGCGGTTGTGATGCTTGCGCCACCAGGCAGAATCAGCGACGTGGCGTTATAAGTCAGAGTCAGGGATGCGATAAACCGGACAGTGCGCCTAACGTTGGCCGCTACCGTGCCAAGGTTGGTGATGGTGGTAGTGCCGCTGATATAGATTAGAGGTGATGGCGAGGCGCCGATATCCGTCACGGTGGCAGACGCTAACGTCGAGACATCCCCTTGGGAGTCAAGGATGCCAGCATCCAGCCATACGGTGTTGGCACTGTCGCGACGCTTGAGCCGACCCGTCCCGGTGTCAGCCCACTCCTGACAAGGGAAAGTCGGACTTGGCGCCGATGCTCCGCTACTTTGCGAAGCGAGCGCTTTAAGTGCGTTGTTGATATCGGTACGGACCGCAAGGCCCGCCCCGTTATCCACGGTCATGTCATGCTGCGACATAAGTCAGTATCCCTTTGAGATGTAGTCAATCGAGCGGCCCGATTGGGCGACCCCGATGGAATTGCGGATGAAGACTGTAAAGCCGACGGCGGTCTTGGTGGTGACATCGAGGTAATCACCAGGCGATAGTCCTTGCGCTGTCAGGCTGACGGCAGGGCTGGCGTTGAACGGCGGCGAGTAAACAATTGGCAGACCACCAATCGGCACCAGGATGTCGTTCCCGCTCTCGATCCGATCCGGCATATCGATCACGACTTCGAGCGTCGAAACATCGATCCAGTTCGTCGCGAGCCGCACTTCACCGCGTAGCTGGAAGTCGAACAGCCTGGCGCGATAGTCGCCCACAACAAACGGCTTCCAGGCCGACCAGACCGCCGGAAACACATCCGAAGTTCGAACCCATAACGATAACGACGCGCCAACCGGCGGATCGCCATCGATGCTGATAATCGAATCGAAGTCCAAGATCGTGTCGATGTAGCTACCGTCGTCGTACAGCACGGCTTCGACATTCGCCGTCAGGCGGCAGTCGTAGACGTAGCCAAGGTCGGAAGGTGCCGCGAAGCTGTAGGTCATGGTCAGCAGGGAGCCGCCGTACTTATCGATCTCCCCAAGCAACAAGTCGATATCCGGTATGTCGTCGAAAAGGCCTGTAGCCGCCATTTTCAGCACGCCACTAGAGGACGAGGCATTCACAGCCACACCCGTAAACGCGGGAGACTCCGTGATCGTCAACACGACGTTTTCAGGTAGTGGAACCTGAGCGTCAGACCAGACCTCTGTGATCGGACCACCGACACCAGACGAATCGACAGCGCGCGCCAGGTACTTCCCTGGCAGCAGGGACACAACAGCCGACGTTGAGCGTCCTGCCGCCTCGGTCAGCGGCAACGCCGAGTCCCAGTTGGCCGAGGTACTGCGCGACTGCCTGATGTTGATACTGCCGCCCAGCTTCACGTCCAGTTCAGGGACCGGGTCCCATGCCAACGTTGCGACGCTGTTGATGACATCCAGCCGGAGACCGGACAGCGCCCCTGGCGGCGCCAGAAGTGCCTGCGCCGTATAGCTCTGCAGTGACGCAGGACCGGACAGGCCAAGCACGGATCTAGGCGTGACCCGGATCGACCATGCGCCTGCGGACGCTGACTCAAAGTCAATGTTTGGCGTCGATATTTCGCCAGCGAACTCCCAGTTCCCACCCGGTTTAAGGACTTCGACCAGGTAACGCATAGCCCTTGCTGAAGGAGTCCAGCTGACCGAGAGTCTGGCCGCGGCGAGCCCGGTGCCGGTGTCATACAGCGACTCAAGGAAGGTCAGTTGGCCGACGGCATCCGGTGCTGCCAAGTTGACGATGCTCGTTGGGGCATCGACATCAGGAATCCCGAAGTCCACCTCGTTGAACTTGTCGGCATCGTAGGCGAGAGCACTGATTGCATAGGTTCCATCGTCACCCTCGGTAATACCGATGACCCGGAACTTCTGCGTGTCCAGTGCGGCACCGGCAAAGACCCAGGGAGCCGACGCCAGTGGCGCAGACGGCAATGCCGGCGAGACAGCCACGGAAGTTACACCCGTCGACACTGTGACGCTTCGGCCGACATAGCTGCCGTCGGCAAGGATGACGCTGATCACGCCAGCTCCGCCGACCCCGAGCGGGGCGTCAAGGAGCAAGGTTGTGGTTGTGCTGCCGGCCAACAATCGGCCGGAATTGCGAGCGCCGCCGCGATTGGCATCGGCGATGTCGATGATATCGCCGGGCAAAGGGATTGCCCCGTCAGCGCCGACGGCGAACGTTACCGCCTCGCTTTCGGCGAAAAG